AGACCGTTTCGTCTAAGACCTCGCTTTGATTTTGATACAGTCATTTGGCAACCTGCAACGCCAACGTAGATGCAATTTAAATGATGCCTTTTAGCTTGTTTTAAAGCCCACCGAATTGATTCACGGCAATATCTGTAACTATCATTCTGGACACCCTCATAACCTTTACTCATTATGAAGTGGCCTATTTCATTTGCTTCTTCTTCTGAATAGCATATTGTGAATATATTATTCATTGCTTCTTTGCTTTACTTGTTCAACTAAAAATCTTTTAAACTCAGACTTATATTCATTGAATATTATCTTGTATTGCCGCCCTAATTTAGGTAGCTGCTCATAGCCCTTACCGTGCAAGAACTTGGCAACCAACTCTATCTTTTGGCGGTTGTCGAAGCCTCTATCTTTGCATATGTTGGTAATACATACATTCGCCTTGCTTGATGGTTTCTTTCCAAAAGATGGTACATACCCACGCGCCTCATGTACATAAGTTCTTGGATAGCCAACCTCTTCACCTAAATATTCACCTGTGATGCAATCAAATTCACCACTAATTAAACTATCTGCTATTTCACCCATAATAATCTATATTTAATGTTTCACATTCAATCTTTCTTCACTCGTATAAGCCACTACAAGCCCAGTTTCATCATGCCGTATCGTGACATACTTCTCGCCTCTCTCTATGGTAGAAAAGTCGTATGGTGTACATAGCTTACCCAATACTTTGCCCAATTGCTTCATCAGTGGGGCTTCGGGGCTGATAACTAAAACTAAATCCGCTTCCATAATCGTGTGTATTGTGGTAGCCCAAAGGCTACCGGATTAGAACTTATGCTATTTCTATGCTTATTATATCCAAAATATTGTCAGTAATCATGCTATTTACGCTTAATTGGGCAGACTGAATATTGTTATCAACCATCCATCTTTTCGCACGATTAACAGCGGTTTTCTTACTACTGCCGTCCGGTATCAATGCACCCAAATCATTATAATCATCATCTAACAGTTCAAAATAATATCGCTTCATAATCTTCTATATTACGCAGGGCTTTCGCCCTGCTGGTTATTATGCTATCTTTAGCTCTTTAAGTCTCATATCTACCAATGATTTCAGCTTGCGAGTATCAAATAGTGGACTTCTATACCCATCTTTGATAAGCTGTATCATTTCTTTATAACCAACCTTACATACAACCTCTGTCTTCATGCTGTTATCATAAATAGCAGAATTGCAAGCGGTTATTGTGAATGCCATTGTTTTGTAACCTTTATCCTTCTTCATGATAGATGCAAACAAATACATATATACAGCATTTTTCATGCTATTCAAGGCATCTTCTTGACTGGCATTTACCTTTCTACCACCTAAAAAGTCACCACATTCAATTTCTTGACCTTTTTTGATAATAGACAATGTACTGATGTACATTTTAATATCTGTTGCTTTCATATCTTCTATGTTTTAATTGTTAGTAATATTGGTTTCTTTTATATAGCTAAGATACTGATTATTAGCGATGTGTACAAATATAATCATCTGATTAACAGTGAGTTAAACTCGATTTAACTTAAAGTTGGATATTGACATGTTCATTTCAGTCGCGCTTTGTATGAATACCGTCCAATGATATGTGCAATGCTTTTTCATATATCGACTTATCACAATTAGAAAATAATCGTTAACTTTGTTCATACTTTTAAAATTATAGGTGCATGAAAAAAATTGTGACTTTATTTGCAACCGTGCTTCTGTTATACGGTTGTGGAAGTGTTCCTTTGACAGGCAGGAAACAGATGCTGCTTGTATCCGACTCCGAAGTGCTTTCATCAAGTCTGACCCAGTATTCGGAATATATCAAGTCGGCACCGATATCAAGTAACGCGACGAAGAAAGCGATGGTGACACGTGTCGGAAAGAAAATAGCCGCTGCCACGGAACAATACTTGGAAAATAATGGAATGTCCGGTGAGGTGAGGAACTTCTCATGGGAATTCAATCTGGTTAAGGATAATCAGGTGAACGCTTTCTGTATGCCGGGAGGCAAAATCGTTGTGTATGAGGGACTGATGAATCTGGTTTCCTCTGATGACGAACTGGCTGTAGTTATCGGACATGAAGTGGCGCACGCTGTGGCCAAGCATAGCAATGAGCGTATGAGTCAGCAGCTGGTTGCACAATACGGAGCGAAAATTTTTGGGGAGGCTCTCAGTGGAAAATCCGCCGCCATACAGAAAGCCGGGAATATAGTCTATGGTCTTGGGGCACAATACGGTGTGATGCTTCCATTCTCACGCAAACATGAAACCGAGGCTGACTATATGGGGCTTATTCTTATGACGATGGCTGGTTATAATCCGAATGTGGCCGTCACATTCTGGCAGAAGATGTCGGCGGGCGGATCGGGTTCAGTGCCAGAGATCATGAGTACGCATCCGAGTGACGCAACACGTATTAGTGACATAAGGAAACATTTGCCGGAGATGAAGAAATATAAGTAAGCTTTAGAAAGTTACTGTAAAGTATTTGAAAAAACTTTAGAGAATGGTACAAAAAGGCGTGAAACCAAATGGAATCACGCCTAAATTATAATAAAACTCTTAAAAAGGTGTACATAATTACCAATCCTTAATTCTCTAACATCAATCATAATAACGCTGCAATCTTACGCACCTTATTAATTCTCTCCATAAACCTGTTGTCTTTTTTTGCCATTTGCAAATTATAAGATGTTTGCATTTTGAGCAAAGGTTCCGCATCTAAATCTAACGCGGCTTCTAGGAGCATAGCATATTTTGTATTTAGTGAACGCTTTGCATTCAGAATTTCATTTAATACAGTATAAGACACACCCATCTCTTTAGCAAGTTTCTTTTGAGAAATACCCCTAAATTCAATTTCATCTTTTAATACTTCTCCCGGGTGTGTCGGTTCAAAAGGAATTAAGTTATTAGCTATCATTTTAGGGTCTACGCCATCTATTTTAATCATAACTTTCTATTTATAATGGTTAGACAATTCAATTATATTACAGATGGTAGTCACTACTTCACCTTGCACCTCTGTGGTTGTAAATTCAATACGATATTGATTGTTTACTCTAACAGAGCAAAAGTCCTTTTTGTCCCCTGATAATTTTTCAAAACTCAGCCCATTGTATTTACAAAGTGAAGTTACATCAGGGACACTGATTATTATATCTATACAACGTTTATATCTACGTACGATATCAGGTTGAAAACGATGCTTTTTATCATTCGCCTTTCCAAACTCATACAATTCTTTCAGATACTCTTTATCAAACGTTACTACCATCTCATTTGTTTCTTTAATGCAAAGATAGCATTTTAATTTTATTCATTCGCATTTTTGCGAATAATTTTCTTTAAAAAAAAATTAGCGACAACTCCAAAGAATCACCACTAACTATTCTATTTTTCTTATCACAAAATTGTGAACTACCGCTAAAGTAAAGATTTAGGGGGCTTCAAATACGATTTTCAATAAGCCAAGAATGCTGGAAAGCCACGCAAATTTGGCATAAAGTCTGATTGGGAGCTTTCATAGAGCTATATTTCCCATTAAGTGCATTTCTTTTTAAGTATTTCAACACATTCTTTATCCCATCATCGAAACCATGCTTATACCCTTTAGTATATTCCCCTATAGTATATACCGCCATTGACAGAAAAAATAGAAGGATACCTACAGGCTTATGCCAACCGGGCAACGAGATGGAAAACGGTTTAAATGTAATTGTTAGATCTCCGACCCATAATAGGGCGATAATACATATGATTGTAAATATAATTGTTTTCATAATCATATAAGTTTTAATGCTTCCTGTAATCCTGCTTCAAGTGCTTCCTCGTAGGTATTATAACGGATAATAGGTCTGTCAGACAATCCTATCAAGTCATGTCTCGGAATTGTCAGTATATCATACGTCCAATAGTTTTCATACATATAGGATATTTCGATATGCAGGTTCTTGGTTTTACGAAGCCACTTTTGTGCAACGGATTGCGGAGGAACAGATAAATATCTATAACAATAGGGTAAAGTAGAAACATCCATAATATATTTTCTTTCATTGAATCCTTTCTCTTTCAGCAGCTCCGCTGTTTCCAATGTTACAAGTTCTTCAGTCATGGTGGTTCTCCTTTCCTTTAAAGTGTTCAATCAGTTCGTCTACGGTAGCCTTGTGATAACGTCCTGAAATAATGGTTGCATTATCCCAATTTTCATCCCAAAAGAACATAATGCCTTTTGGCTCTGTGAAATAATGATCGTTACCAATAGAATCGTCATAAGAAACGCTAAGAATGGAATCTGCTATAAACCACTGCATGTAGTTACTATCATCCCTCAATGCGGCGATAGCTAGAAAAAGTTCCTCGTTGGTTCCGCAATCAATCCTTCCTTTCTTGGTTACGGTATCTATATCATATATCACCCCATATAAATTCCCATAAGATGTTATGATTGCTCTTCCTTCTTCAATGCTTTTATGACTTCCATTGCCGTCATAATTATGTGCATCTAAGGTTGTATTACCAGAATTAAGTATTTCATATCCCAACTCTTCCAGCTTCTTCCGAAGCTCCGGTGTGTTTTTGCGTATAAAGCACGGTGTTGTAAATCCCATAATTATTCCTCCTTCCCAACTTTAACATATCCGTTTTCGATGCACCAGCACAGCATTTCATAGGCTGCATCAATGAGTTCTTTACTCTCTGTAATCTTTATCATAGACCTAGTATAAAATTCCATATACAAGCATGTATAGCTATCTGCAAGTTTTTGGATGGTTAGCACTTCTTTGCCGATGAAGCAAGGCAGCTTATCGAGAATGTCCTGCAAGGTGTAAGTTGTACGACAATAGTCGTAATTCGTATCGGCATCCAGAGAGGTTACAACCATGTTATCTGGATCTGATTCACTCCACTCGAAACACATGCTCCCATCGCTCGTATCAAACCCAATCTTCTGTAAATGTTTCATCTGTCCAACTGACAATACCTGTTTCATTTCTTTTCCTCCTCCATTTTAATCTCTGTTACTTTACCACGATTGACAAAGCACTGACCTATTCCCAAATCGAGTAAGGCACAATAGTTATCGTCTAAAAGATTAGAGCATTCCTGGCATAAGGAACATTCATTACATTTTATTTCTACTAATTCATGCAGCACCCCGTCTATTATTATTCCGTTCTTTACTTCCATATTAATCTCCTTTCTCTTTAATCCGTTCTAGTACATCTCTGTTGGCTTAGAGTATATCATCGAAAGAGGGAATAGGCATCCAATAGATGGGTTTACTATTATGGCATACCCACTTCCCGTTCATTACAAAAGCTACTTCGTAATAATATCTGCCCTCGTAATTAGTCCCAACCAAAACACTTTCTAACTCTTCCGGCAACCGTTCATTAACGCTTATCCAAGGAGATTGCTTGGATTGCCATTCGGCACCTTGTCTGAATGCCTCTTTAACTAATCTCATTTCTAAGCTATCATTGTATTGGCATTCATAACAATCTTCTGCCGCTTCCTTCGCTGCATCTTCTACTGTCTGTTTCATATCTATATCGGTTTTGTTCCTTATTGATCAATTACTTTTTTCAATTTATTAAAAGGCTTCTCTTTATCAAATCTAATCCCATCTTTGAACTCCAATATCAACTGCCAAAGCTGGTTTTGGTAAACATCACCTGCTTTATAGTCAGTCTTATAATGGCATTTCTGTGTAAGGGTTATTCCCTTAAATATATTCGTTGCATTAAGATATGTGGCTCCCCATTCTGTGAGCTCTACACTAACGGTATCATTCAAATCTATTTCTATCATAAATATTCCTTTCTTTTATTTTACATATTGCAATCTCCACACATATCCACAAGAAAATCAAATTCTTCTCGTGAGTATTCAAATCCATTGATTACGATTACCTCGCTACCATTTTGGTCAAAATAAACTCCATCATTCATTTCTGTTCCGTTATGTATAAATTGTTTTTCCATAAATTTTAGCAGCAGCGTATTCAAGATTACACCCCTTTGAGTCAACCCAACCAGGCGCAAAATAAACAGCATCACATTCCAATAGCCCTTCTATATCCTTACCCATGTGATAGGAGTATGGTTTTTCGCTATCTGGGGATAAATCGAAAGGTGTCACAACCTCAAAACCTTCCTCTTCCCACATTAGCTTGTAACTTTCTGCTTCCAAAGCAACGGCGTTAAGTGAGAAGCCACTAATTGGCAGGCTGATATATAGCTTCTTTTTCTTCATTTCTATTCTGTTTTACGCTAATTGTTTATCGAAAATCTTAATACATTCAAATAAATATTTTGCCACTGTTGGATTTACCGCATTGCCGATACTTCCAACTCTGTGTGACCAATCGGGAAACCCATCATCATTTCTAACAATGCTATGTGCTGGGATTTCAAGAATCCTTTTTGCGCAAGTATATCCGACACTCGTATCTGATGTCCACTGTTTAAATATCGAGTTAATGCTTCCACATTTGCAAACGTCGCCTTGTAATCCGATTTTGTTGGAGTAGGCAATAAGATAAAGTCTTTCCCTTTTGTGTGGGTATCCAAAAGCGTAGTTTGATATACATTGCCATTCCGCATTATACCCGATTTTGGAAAGGTCGCATAGGACTTGTTCGAGACCGGAAATAGTGAGAGCTGGCGAATTTTCAATGATGACGTATTTAGGTCTAACTTCCCATATAATTCGGTACATCTCACTCCACAACCCGGAGCGCTTTCCCTTAATACCTTCACGTTTTCCGGCAACACTGATGTCTTGACACGGAAATCCTCCACTAATGATGTCCACATATCGGAGTCCGGTTGTTTTTGTAATATCTGTGAATCTTTCTGCATGAGGAAATTTGTTTTTTAATATTTCACCTTGAAATTTTTCTATCTCACAATTCCACAAAGTGTCAATTCCTGCCATTTCGGCACCTAATTCAAAACCGCCAATACCACTAAACAAGGAGCCGTGAGTCAATTTACTTTGCTTCATTTCTATATCGTGTTATGAACCATTTTCCTAATGTTAGGTAAATGGTAATTATTATCAATTAAATTCTAATTGCTCTATCAGTCAACTGTTAATCAACTTCCACTAACTCACCGTTTTCCAGTCATCAGCAGTTTTCATGATTTTCTAAACAGATGGCTGAACGCATTATCCAAATCCAAGTCCAGATTCAGTTTGGACGGGAAAGATTTAATGTATTCGTACATCTTATAAGCGAGGTTGTCATCATCACCGCATCTGTCAATCAGTGTGAGCAACATGGCGTTCACCATGTCAGAATCATTGCCGAAGTTTTCCTGAGTGGATTCGCTGCAATGATTCACATCACTTTTCAATCTCTTTATCGCGGCTATGGCTGTGTTGAAGTTTCTTTTTGAATCGTGCCGCAATTCAAAGCCTTCCTTCTTGTATTGCTGCTGCATTTCTAGGAGGTTGGTTTCTAAAACGTCCGTGAGGACAAATACGATGTTGGTTATCGTATTCAGTTTGTCTGTTCCTTGCATGATCGTGTATTCTTATTTCTAATTCGAATGAATCCCCTTCGTTCTGTTTCTTCTAACAGTGGAAAGTCTTCATTCTTGATTTCACATTCTGTTTCGTAGTTCACGGAAGTATAACTTGGGATATTGAACTTTTTCCGGATTCTTACGATAACATCCGGATTTCTTGTTACCCAGTAAACGGTTATTCTCATGGTGATATCAGCATTTTTCTAGCTTCCTCATCTCCTGCATCAGCACGGTGCTTGATTTCAATGTACTCAGCATAAGAGATTCTGTTATCTCCACGCTCCTCTATCTCTTCTTCACGTTGGTTTCTGTATCGTTCACGCTCTTTCCGTTCAATATCTTTCCGACGTTCAGAAACGTAGTCCAGCATCGCACTTGTTATTTTCAATGGATCTATTGAACCGTAGAACCGCCCATACTTCCCTGACTTAAACCGTGCTATGAAAAAACAGATTTCAGCGGCATTTATATAATAATACTCCGAAAGGAATATCTCCGATAGTTCAGAAAGTTGCTCTTTCGCTATCTTGGTTGAAACTTCTGCAAAGTCATTCAATGAGCCAAATTGTATCTTTAGCCATTCTATCGGTGTTTCATCCCCATAAGTAGAAGACAATAGCCCTAAACTCGGAATGCTGTCATTCAACGCCAGTTCTGAATGGGTTGCATTACATCTGACAAGTTTGAACTGCAAATCAGGGTTGTAATCAAGAATGAATTGTGCAGGATCGGGATATTTATTCAATAACGCCCTCTGCTTCAAGTTCCTTTCTCTTTTTTGCGGCAGCTTCTCTAACGGTTGTAGCGACTGCAAGAACTGAATCACGTTTTCGCTGCTCGCTATCCTGTTGATTTTTACTAAGTCTTGTTCCATTATAGTTTCCTTCCAATATTTTAGTAAAGTTTGCTTGTTTGAAAATCCAATCAAAGTCGCATTTCCAATTGCGGTCATTAGCTCCAAGTAAGAACGGGGATTGAAGAATGAGATTGAAAACACTCCTCACTGACTCTTTCCCATATTGGGCTATCCGGGCTTTTACAGCCTTTTTTCTCACATCAGTCATTGATCTTATCTGCTGGAGTCTGTCTTTGAATGTGGTATTATAGTATTCCATCAATCCGCTGTAATCAATCTTTTCAGAGGGGGAGGGCGAAGAAAGCTTGGCTTTCTTTGATACTCCGTCAGGAGTATTTTCTTTCTTTTGATGTAGAGATATATCTATATACTCTCTTTCTTCTTTCTTTGTATTTGTGCCCTCTGTGTGCCCTGATTTTTGTAAAAGTTCGGATTGCGGTAGATTGTTGTTCATGGGCTGTGCCCCAAGTTGTGCCCTTAGTTGTGCCCATTCGTGTCTTAATTCATTGATTTCCTTTTCAATACCTGTGTCCTTACTTGTGCCCTTGGTTGTGCCCATTGGATTATATTCTTCATATTTACATAAGGTTATAAGGTTCATTCCTTGATTGCACTCAACAGTTATCATACCTTTCTTTCTAAGATGCACAAGAAAGGAACGCACCTTCTTTTCAGACCATTTCCAACGCTGTGACAGAAATCTTATGGATGCAGGATATTGACCTCTTGAATAAGAGATTTCTCGACCTCCGATACTCTCCTTTCGGGGCGTTACCTCAAATCGTGCAGACTGAATTAAGTCTAACCACGCTTCGCAACTGCTAAAAGTACGGGCTTCATTCCACATTTCATTCGAGAAAAACCTGCGGCTTAGCCTCAAAAATCCTTCTTCCATAGTTTTAGAATCTTACGTTAGTCAACTGCCTGTTATTAGAGTACACTGCCCATTTACCATTTCCACTATCAACAAGGCGAAGATCCTTCACTTCTCCAAATCGTTTTTTGTTTCCACAAAGGTCAACGATCCATCCGGCCTCTTTACTCGGGTGCGGACGGATAGCACGACCGACTATTTGATACCACAGTGCCAAAGACATCGTAGGACGTGCCATGACAATCGTATCCAGTTCTGGGTAATCAAATCCGGTAGTAAGTACGCCGACATTGGCCACGACCGGAATTTCTCCGGCCTTGAATGCCTCAAGAATACTCTCTCGCTCTTTCTTTGGGGTTTCTCCTGAAACGATGGCCGCTCCGGGAATAGACCAGGTAAGGCGTTCAGCTTCTTTCAAAAACCTCATGAAGACCAATATACCTTTTCGTTTTATCCCGCTTTTAGGGTTCATTAGTCTTTGCACAATGCTGACCAGAAACCCGTAAAAATCGATACGCTCATACTCCTTTACGACAGACTTGTCTGTGTAGTCGGCTCCGGTCGTGTTCACCTTCAGATTAAGTTCATTCCATCCTAAAGGGTTCATTTCATAATAATTCAGTTTTGACAGATAACCCATATCCAAAAGGGTGGAAATTTGAACCTGATAAATGACCTCAGAGAATACACAAGGCCGGGTCCGGGTGATAAACTTCAACATACTGCCAAAATCCCTGCTTGATGAAAGACGGTAAGGTGTAGCCGTCAATCCAAGCACCTTGCACTTCAGCATAGAAAGAAATGATTTATACATTCCTTCTTTCGGGTTAACCAGATGGCATTCATCTATAATTATATTCTTGAAATGCTGAAAAAGCTCAGGATGATTGACAACACTACCAATCGTAGCGAATGTTATTCTTGAAATCTCTTTCCGCCCAAATGATGCGGAATATATGGAACAGTCCAGAATACCATACGAACAGAGCTTCAGATAGTTCTGTTCGAGTATTTCCTTGCTAGGTTGAAATACCAGCGTATGCCCTTCAAGGCGGCTAGCAATATCGGCTATTACCAGACTCTTCCCTGCCCCAGTCGGCAGCACCATGATGGCATTGTTCTTCTTGGCTTTGTTGGCAAAGAAATTTACCGCTGCATCACTAGTCTTTTGTTGATAATCACGTAGCTTGTACATATTTCTCGTTGTCTTTTACGATAATCGGTTCGTCCTCACTCAAACGGTTTAAAAAAGAAAGCACAATGTATGCTTGTTCCTTATTCATCCCAACGGGAGAAAATGATCCATCCTCGTTTTTTACCATCATTACGAATGTTCCGGGCTTTAATTCATTCATAGTCCTTTCTCCTTACCCAACTTATCTCCCAAAGCCTTATAATACTTTGTGAGTTCCATTAACTCTAAATCACTCCATTTCTTTGTTTGTCCGGCCTTCCATGCCAGCTTATCGAAACGTTGCTGACCGATTTTGACCTTCAAGTTCTTTTCATATTGTATCAGATGGTCAGCACTGAATCGGTTGCACGCCCGGCATTCTGCGTGGGCGTTGTCCTCGTCAAAGCGTGTGGCCATGTGGCGGCGCGAATGGAAGTGTCCGCAATCGGCCTGTGCGTATGGCTTTATCTGGCCGCATGAGATACAACGGAAATACCCGTTTGGCATACAATCACGAAGCCGGATATAGCGGCTGAAAACTTTGTCGAGTTTGGCCACTAAATCCGGCTTCTTCTTAATCTTGATACCTGCCTTGTCAAATAACGGCAAAGGCTTTTCTTTCTTCTTTTTTGGTTTCTTGATATAATACGGCATTATTTGAATCCCCATTCTTTTATGTAATCAATATTCTTTGGAAATCCATCTACTTGTTGAGGACTTAAAAATATCTTTTCACTTTTTAATGGAGTGCCTCCCCATACAGTAGCAGGACATTCTTCATATTCTTCTTTAGAAACTTCACTTACATTAAAATTGGGTTGGAAACCATATCCCATTACGCTTTCCCCTAAGTAAGTACCAAACTTCTTCAAAGCCCATTGAAATGCGATTTCCTTACTGAACAATCCATTTTTAGAAAGGACTGCTGCATATATTTTATGCATATAGTTTCCTGTTTCAGTTAAATCAGGGTGGCAACGGATGCAGAAATAGGAAATATTTCGCAAAATCTCTTTCACATACTTTTCATGCTTCTTGCATTCTTCTTCTGTAAGAAACTCTTTTCCATCATTAGCGATGTAAACGATTTTAGTTACTTTTTTTGTTTCCATATTCTTCTATTATTGGTTTACATAGTTCAACAACTCGCTTACAGTCTTCCACATCAAACATACCTATGTGACAAACTTCACGTGGTACCCCTAATTGAATGGATAGCCACAAATAAGCCTTATTCCTATTCGATGTATTTGGGATATGCTTCTTCCAAATCTTGTTTATAAGATTGGTCTTGGCGATCTGGTCAAAATAGAAATGGGCTTCTTTCTTGGCTTCCCTCAGTTCTGCATTTGCCAAACGCCCTAATGCTTGGTCTGTCCCTTTATGTACACCTACATAAGCCCTACAATCCCGACAGAGATAAATCATGCCGTATGAACGCCCGTAGATTACAGAACTATCTACAAATTCAGTTGGTTTGCCACAATAAGGACAAATCTTACCAGTAAGTAATTCATCCATTATCTCAAAGCATTTATAACGTCTCCAATATCTTCGCAATCAGTAATATCTTTAAAAGAGATATAGCAATTATCACAACCATAGCCATCACCTGAAGGACTATTATCTACAATGGTGTTTATTTCTTCAAGATTATCCTCTTTGATTGCTTTTACAACAGTATTTAATCGTTTAATAACAGCATTCTTCAATGCCTCCTTGTAGCGTTTTTTAATTATCCTACTTACTTCTTCATCTTTCATTCCAGACTCTTTCAAACAGCAGAATAATTCATTTCTAAAATCCTTATCAAAAATCTTTTCCATATAATTATATTTTAGTTTGTGGTACCGGCAGGGCTCGAACCTGCATGATAGGTGTTTTGATTGAAAATCCATATCCTCCCATTTACGAACCTATCTCGAAAGTCTACATAGCGTCTACCAATTCCGCCACGATACCATTGAGTCCGCAGTTCCGACACGGTGCCATTGGCGTAACCCCGGCTAGGCTTGCGGACAATACTATGAAAAACACACTCAGAGCACTATGTATGTGCGTGGGCGCAACGGGAATCGAACCCGCATAAACCTTTGCGCCCTATAAGACCATTCAAGGTAGGCTCATTCAAAATTAAAATCGTCAAATTCGTATTCATCCGGTTCTTCCGGATAATCGTTCCCCCAGTCCATAATCAATCAGACTGTGGTGGGACGTACCAGTCGGGTATGTATTCCATAATCAATCAGATTTCGATGATTACGATGTCAGGTGCAACACCTTTGATTGCTTCAATCTGTTCGTCAATCACCTTGTTTTTGTATTCTTCAATGGCCTCGTTGGCCCCGGCGGACACGAGAGAAAGGGAAACGTCTCGGCCATCTACATCTGCATAGATTTCAACCTCGATTTCTTCACAGGCAAATCCTTTGAACAGGGGGATATTCAGTTTGAAAGATTTCGGAAGATTAGAATCAACAACCTGAGAATAATTGTCCGTCTTGCTTCCGTTTTCTTCCTTGCTGCGTTCGATGTCCTGATTAACTTTTGCCTTGAAGTTCTTCAAAGTAGAAACCAGCATCATATTTTCAGATTTATCCTTGAAGAAAGCACGGTGCATCTTGAAGAATTGGGATAATTTAATAGGTTCCCATTTCTTGTCGGTGTTGATACCGAACTCCAGCATTTCCTTGGAAGCTTGTAATACTCCACTAATTTCAGTCTGATAGTAGTTGGTTTCATCAATAGTCAGAGCCAGTCCCATCTTGTCACGGTTTACGATGATATTGGCCGATTTCTGATTGATCAGTTCGACACGCTTCTCCAGCCATCTGTAAGGTGCATCAATAGTTCCACTGATAATCACTCTTTCCGGTTCTTTCGGGTCAAGTGCTACGGGTGCTTTACCTTCACGTAATACTACTTCGATTGGCGTACCGTTATAATCCTTCGGTACTACCAGGTTGATTTTGTTTTCACTCATGATTCTGTTCCTGTTTTACGGTTAATACTGAATACTGTCTTTTGCATCTCCTGTGGCATAATGGGACGGCTATAAACCAGTTCGCCCAGCTTGTTGTAGAATCCTGCCATCTTTTCCTCGTGATAGAGGATTTTGGCACATTCTTCATTTTCTACAAACTCAGAACCTCTCTTAATGTGGTCCAAAAGTTCCTGCTTTTCTTCGTTCAAAGGTTTCAGACGTTCTTTGAACTCGTCCATAGCCTCTTTCTTTTCTATCTCAATATCATTGATGGTGATTGATACTTCAGCTAATGTTTCTTTCTTTTGCGCCAATTCTTCGGGTGTGAATCGGTGAGTATAACCGATTTTCTCCACTGCATCGGCATTGTCCTGAAGAAACTGCCATCGTTCCTGTTCAGGAATGTCTTGTCCTAAAAATTTGTCCATATTATCTATAACTTATTTTGCCAAACTCATTGTAAACCTTTCTTGCAGTACCCATAGTATTATAAACTGGAATATAGCTTCTTTGAGAGGCTTTCTCTATTTGGTGAATACCGCTGGATTTAGGGTTGATTGATTTTTCAGGATGAAAGAATCTTGCTACATCTTGGGGAAATTTTCTTTTCTTCATAATCTCAATTTTTAAATAAATTCATTATTACGTTCAATTTCTTGTTGTGCGTAGATAAGCATCTGTTGTTCGTTAGCGGCAGGCAAATAGATACCTGCCACAGATGCGCTCCAGTTTCGGAAACGGTCAATACTCAAGGTCATTTCACCTGTTGTCAGCTCGGCAGAACTTCTTAAGTAAGTTACTTCCTTACCTTTCTTGTTGACCGTCTTTCTCTCAAACAAATCACGGTTGCAAGTCCTCTTATAAAAATCAATTTTTGCTTCGTCGAGACTGCAACCGTACTCACTACCGAAATACCCTAAAAGAAGATGCAAGTAGCTGTTTTGGGCAAGCGTGCGGTTAGGTAGTTTCTTTTTCACTTCCACAATAGCCTTTTGCTTATATAATTGATTTACATACTCTTTAAACCTATCATGTTCAAAAGAATTATTTAGGTTAAATATCATATTTATACCTCCATATATAATTATATGCACTTTTAATATGTCCTCGACAACATTGAGATATAGTTTTAAGATTATAGCCATTTTTTAATGCCGCAATCGTTGCAGATGGATACTGATTTAATAAATTTCCACTCCTATCATACTGCAATACTACCTTCTGTTGAGATTCTGCTTGTTTCTTTCTACCGCTACCATAATTTGTATTATAGGCACAAGAGCACCATTCCAAATTAGAAACCATATTATTCTTCTTATTTTCATCTATATGATTAATTACAGGTAAATTAAATGGATTAGGTAGAAAGGCTTCGGCAACAAGTCGATGAATATTTTTCTGTTTTAGTTTATTTTCTTTCGATAAACTTACAGATAAATATCCATTTCTTACAACTTGCTTTAACATACGACCTTTGTATATCCTTTGTTTTCCTTTATACCTATATCCAACAGTTCTATCAACTGAACGTATCTGACCATAATTAGACACTTGGTATAACTCTTCATATCCTTTTACATCTTTCCAAATTTCTTCCATATATTCATTCTTCAAGTCGAAAATCATACGCTAAAATGGCAAATCGTCCTTGGGATTACCATTCGCATCAACAGGAGGCGGAAAATCCGGCAGTTGTTGATAGGTAGACTGTGGCGTCGGCTGCTGAACAGGCTGTTGTGCAGGTGCAGTTTGGGGAGGTTGTGATACACCACCACGTGCCTCTATCTTATAACATCGAATGGATGCCATACGTTTAAGTTCTCCATCCAAGTTCGTCCACGAACGACCTTGTAAGACAAATGATACAGTAACAACATCACCCTGATTAAAGCGGTCAAGTTCTGCACACTTATCGCCTGAAAACTCTAAGGGAATAATGTTTTCATACTCGCTACGCTCTCCCGTATAAGGGTCGTAAGTAGTAGCATCTAAAATAAACTCCCGTTTTGTAAATGAGGAACCACCGTTTTTGGATGGTATTTGAACGGTTTGTCCAATTTCGATTATCCGTCCGGTTATTTGGTTTGCCATTAATTTTCTCCTCCAAAAATCTTTTTATCGGTTATAAGTTCTCTGTTTTCTTCCAAGAACCGGATAAACTCCTCACAATGATTAGTAAGAATAGGAATATCACGTTCAGGATTGAAAACGTATGTTTCTGTATAGGTATCTACCACATAACCGCCTTTGTTGAACTCTACAATGTTATACTCAAATATCCGTACATCAGACCCATTCTGCATAAGAGCATAAGGATAAACTAAATGCTGGTGGTGATCTTTGAACTTTCCCACGGTATAACTACCGGTTGTTTTGATGTCGTGAACACTGGTAGGCATCAGTTCGTCAATCAGACCATAAACCAATACACTACCGTATGCAGTAGGCAAGATGGCTTCTACTCTTTGTTGGGTTAATGCTCCTTTGTAGTAGTTGGCAAACTCGCGGCAAAGGTCAATGTGAAAAGTGAAAGTGCGATTGTTGTAAACAGCTTTTATCCCGTAAAGTTTTCCGTCATCGTGATATGCCTTGCTAATTTCCATTATAGAAGATTTACGGTTCTCAATCATACAATCAATGATTTCATTGAAAGCCGTACCACGGTCTGCCGCTTCGCTATCGAATGGCTTGCGGTTAATCCGGTCTATCAGTTCTTGAAACTGTTGTTCGTGAAATTCTTCGGGAGTATGGGGTGGATTTTCTGACCACCCCCAGTACTTATCCCAAATCACATCACTATTCAGATATGCCCCAAAGGCATCAAGAAGCGTTGCGTAAATACGATATTTAGGCTGCTGGTTCATATTTCTTTTCTGAATTAAGTTTCAGATTCAAAGACTTCGCTTTGTTAGCTACCAACTTTGCCGCCATTTGCTTTGAAGAACCAACGTGCTCAAAGTTATCTATTTGCGCGATAAAATTATTGGCAGATTCCGCATCCGTAATAAGTTCGATCTGTTCTTTTATCTCTTCAATAACTTTATCATACTTTTCCTGTGCCTCTTTCTTGGCAGCAAGCATACCCAAATACGAATTGATTATCTTGGCGGTGATAAAGTCGTTCTTTGCGGTTGGATTACCATTCTTGTCAAGGATGGTAGGAACTTCCATCACTGAAGGAAGATTGCAAGTATTCTTACCGTCATTTCTTGAAGTTGGGTCAAAAGTGATAGTACGTCTTTGGACGCCTCTTTCGCTTTTCATTTCAAGATAACCGAGCAAATCCAGTTCAGTAACGATAGAGTTGTAGGATTTTTCACGCAAGGCAGGGATAAACACCGTATCATCACCTTCTTTTCTTGTGTCGCGATGGGCAACGAAAATGATGTGCTTGTTAAGCCCCGAAAGTGTTCGTGTCATCCATGAAAACTCTGCATTGATACCGCTCCAATCACGGATGGACGGCTGGCGGGTTCCACACTTGTGAGTAATGATGAAGTCCATCATCTTGCCGATGGTATCTACTACAATGGTCTGATAAGCGGACAAGTCCTCTTGAAGAACTTGCTGAACATCGCTCCATGAAGTGACCTGTACCGTGTCTATATTCTCCAAGTGCGCCATGTTCATGCGCTTCACGCCGTTATCGAAGTCCAACAGCAGCGGTTTCGGTGCGCTCAATGCTACCGTACTCTTTCCCATTCCGGCTTGACCGTAAATCATCATCTTCACGGTGGTCGGGATAACTAATTCATTACTTTTCTTAATCAGTGACATAATCGTAAATTTTATAGGGTTATTTGTTCAGATATTTACTCATTTTAAAAGCATTAATAGCGGATTGTATCTCGAACTTGGAATATATGATAGGAGAATTTCTGGATGAGCCTTTTCTTTTCTTATGCACCAATCCTTCTTTCTCTAACTTTTCCAAAAAGTTAGGTTCATACCCAAGTGTCTTTAACCATCTGAACGCTTCTCTTTGCTTGATTTCATCAGATACAGGAGACCGTTTCTTCTCACTGGCAGCTGCACCAAGCTCCGCCATGTCCATGCAGATATTTTTAAATTCAAATAATTCAAGTCTTACCTCCATACCGTCCAGTTCTTTCAATTCGTTCAACTCTCGTTCTTCGTCCCCTTCTCATATCGCCCTGTTCGTGATAGAGCGAAAAAGAAAAGATGCACAACAGGCAGAAAGCAACAGCCGACCTAATAGTAGGTGAAAAGTCCATCGTGAACTTCATACCAGCTATTCTCTCATATAGCATGGTTGCCAGTTCTCTGCCGTTCCTTACGTTCAAAATCTCAAAAGCTCTTTGCAGTTGGTTGTTTATCGTGCTGACCGCTCGGCATTTGAGGTTTGCAATTTCTTTTTTCTCATACCCTTGTGCATACATTCGTGCCGTAATCTCGCATTCAGGTGTAAGTTCATTAAAAACTCTCTTCATAATCGTGTAAGTCAGCTGATTAATAATTGCGAATAACCTCAATATATCCGGCTTCCCTGTTAGTGTCCACCGAATACAAAGTTTGCTTCTTGTCTATTATCCGATCAATCCTTGCCAGCCTGTTAAGATCAGCGGTACACCTGCGAAGCTGTCCGGCAAGTTTGTCGCTAAAGTCAAAGCTGATTCTGTCATTCTTCTTTTTCAGCTTTTTCTTGATTTCTGTTCTTTCTTTCAGTTCTTTTGCCATAAGAGTAAAATTTAATTAATGATTCGTGGATGGTAAGGGAATCGAACCCCTCTCAATCGTGCCAATTGTTTGCGCAACACGAAGCTCTAACCGATAAGCTAACCATCCGATTAAAAAAGGTGCACTATCCTCACGGACGGCACACCCAGTACAAACACAATATAAAACACGAATATCTAATCTATTATCAGAACAATGCTTTTAACCGCGTTCTTGAAATGATCAAACTTCCGGTTCAAATCACTCCAAGATTTATACCATGTATTTTTCTCTTCAGCTAATTTCTCGTTAGCCTCTTCCAGTTCCTGCACACGCCTTACTAAATCTTCATGCGTCATGCCTCTTAATTCTTCCACTGTCATAACCGTATAAATTTAAAATGTCGTTAAAAAGGTAGGAGTCGAACCTACTTCTTGTAAGCTAAATGAATATATAAATTAGAATATAAGTTAATACCAACAATTAATCGCTTACACGCATTCCAACAATGCTACTTCATAAATTACCGCCCAGCTGGTTTACAAGGTGATTGTGCACTCATCCCCATGCGCCTTGTGCCGGATTATAGGACTACCTTTTAGCGGTCTGTTTTAAGTTCTCTATAAGTTATTCTCATGAGCGACACACACCCTACACATATAACACTCATTATAGTGATAGAGAATATTTTCATAGGACTGTAAGTAGTAATAGCCCCGTAAAGCATACCGGCAGCACATATACTAACCAATATAGATAAAACGAATTGGATTGTTTTCATAATCGTATAAATTTAAATAAGTATCTGTACCCTAATCGAATAGCAGAACCTTATTTCAGTTCAGTACAGACTATAAGACCTTTCAGCGATACTTGTGCCTAACCAAGCTACTCACCACGCTAAAGACAAATTGGCGTGCTGAAAGTAAAAATCATTTCAACTTCGTGGCTTTACCACCATCAGACATATACAACCATTCGCCCATTGTCGGCTTATCCTCGGTTGCTATCGGTGTCAATTCCGTTCCACTTGCACCCACCACTATCCACCATCACTGGCTTCGCTTACGTGCCTTCGCAGAAATATATCTTTTTATCGTATCAATATGTCAAAGAACCAATCAATAGTACCCTACCCGATTCTCGCTATCGGTTGCCGTTCAATCCGTCCGTAGGGCTGTCGTGCATTGCATAATCGTGTATTATGCGTATCGGCTGATACCTTGTACCCGGCATAGAGCATCGTAATCCATACCATCATCTTCACAAGTCTCAAAACCTTTTAAGGCATCTTCCAAACTGTCTATCTCATCCGTTATCAACTGGATAGCTTCTTTTTTGCTATCAGCATTGAACATCAGGCAAACAGTCCTTTCATCGTTGTTGTGAGCTGCCTCTAAATCTTTATAAAGGCTATCCAACTGCTGGTTAATCGTGTAAGCATTCATATCCATATCTTTTATGCGATTGACATCAGATTAGCTTTTTTGAAGCATCTGAATTCTTGGCGTTCAGTATCATAGTAAGTCTGGACGGTATCATTCTTCTTTCTATTGTCAGTACCAGTGATGGCAGGCATCAGCTTTTCATTTAGTGTACCGTATGCCTCACGAACAGAACCGTCCACTTTTTTGAAGTAGAACTTCACTATCTTCTTCTTCATCTCACCTTTCAGTTTCAAATTAGCCCAAGCGACCTTCATTGCTTCGCTCATGGTGTAGCCATTACGCTTAACGAACTGCCAAGCAAGGCTCATTACTTCGTGTAAAAATTCTCTTGTTCTCATAATCGTGTATTTTAATATGTTTATACTATTTGAAATCTGAATTAATCTTCGTTTCTTTGTATCAGTTTAATTTGATAATGCAAATATACTATCAATTTTGATATAGTATATCATTTTTGATTATTATTTGTGTTAATAATATCTAATTTGATTAATCTAAAATGATAACATTAAGACAAATAATTAGAAATCAAGGTATTACAAATAAAGTAATAGCTGATGCGTTAGGCATAGAATCTACCAATATAGGTAGATATGATGATTTATCTAAAAGAAGACTATCAGAATTGATAATCATATCTAAAGCCTTGGATATGTCTCTAGGCGATCTTGTCCAACAGGCAATGGCTGATGAGATTGAACTAGGAGATGTTACGATTATCAATAAGCCTAAATATATAGAAAGGATAGATGAAGAAGGCATAATTAATCTATATGACATTGAGGCTGCCGCAAATTTGAAATCTCTTTTGGTGAACAAAGACCAAAACATACTAGGAAAGATAAGTATCCCCAACATACCGAAATGTGACGGTGCTGTATATGTCAAAGGAGATTCTATGTATCCTTTATTGAAATCGGGAGATATTATAGCTTATAAAGAAGTTCCCGTAGAAATCCAACACATTTTTTATGGGGAAATGTATTTGGTTTCAATAGATGTAGAAGGTGAAGAATATCTAACTGTAAAATACATAAATCAATCTGAAAAAGGAGGTGATTGGATTAAGTTGGTAAGTTACAATCAGCACCATCAACCCAAAGATTTTCCTTTGGCATCAGTTAAGGCACTAGCTTTAGTAAAACTAAGCATTAGGATGAATACGATGAAATAAACGCCATGAGTTTCAACCAATACACATGGGACCTATATAAACAGACCACAATCGGAATAGAGATGATAAAATACTTTTCCGATGCGGGAGGATATGTTTTATTCAAGGATTATTGTCCGTACGCTAATTTCATACCAGAAGATTTATATAACGATTGGTTGGAGAATATATATTGCTACGGTGTATCAGATTATGACCATCCCAGCTTATTGGAAGAAGCAAAAGATTTATACATTTCACTTATCACATTAGGCATAAGGGTAGAAGGGCAACAATGGCTTCCTGCTAACGACTTCAAGAATATGCTTGGGATTATCCAGCCGATGTCCTATGTCTTATCACAGTTCGCCCCAGAATATTTCTTTCCGTACCTGTTCCTTTGCCGAATATTCGAGCTGAATAAAATAGCGGATTTCTTTAACATAGACCTCCCCAATATTCCCAAAAGAACTGATTACAAAGGAAGGTGCATGTATTATTGGGAACTTTGCGAGGTGTTTTATTTGTTCAGAAAAGAAAATGGACTATCTCCAGCAGATCTATGGTCTTTCCTATACGACTTCGCACCCAATAATCTCCCAAGCGAGAAAATAGACATGCCCAAACCGTCACAAGTCTGGTTCATTGGCGGCAGGTTATACCAAGAAGATAAATCCTTAGAATCGAAATTCTGGCAGTCAAGCCCTGAAACAAAGAAAGGGGATATTCTTGTTCATTACGAAACGTCCCCAATCAGTGCAATCACTTGCATAGAGATATCGCTTACGGATGGCGTAATAGACCCTCTATTCCGATATTACGGGTGTATCTATATTGGGAATAGAATAAATATTCCTCACATTACTTTGAAAGAACTACAAACTGATGAATATTTTTTCAAACACCCACTTGTTAGAAAAAACTTTCAGGGAGTAAATGGTTGGTCGGTTAACAGTGAGAACTATTCAGAGTTACTTCGGATGATAAAAACAAAAGGATTTGATATAGAGGTTTTGCCAAAATTGTATGCCCCAACCTTGCCCAAAGACGTAATTATAGAGTACGAACATGATGTAGAACAACAATTGCTGGAACCATTGCTTAACTCTATGGGATGGTATGAGAACAAAGACTTCATTCGGCAGTTACCAATCCAAGCAGGGAGAGGACATAGGATATTCCCAGATTATGCGTTACATTATGGCAATAAACCAAATGAGGAAAGGGCAAAAGTGTTGATTGAAGCCAAGCTGTGTATGAGGAATAACAAGGAAAGAGAAGAAGCATATTTGCAAGCGCGCTCATACGCCCGATTACTTAATTCTTCTGTGATTGTTTTATGTGATAAGGATTACCTGATTGTTTATGAGAAAAAAGACAGCTTCGACCGGGACAGATATAAGAAATACCATTGGGGAGAGCTTGAAAATCCCGATTTATTCAACGAATTAAAGAACAAACTAAATATATAAGATTATGAAGAAGATTCTATTTACCATAATAGGCTTGTCAGCACTATTCTGTATGAGTTCCTGCGATGAAGCTGTTTATAAAGGGAGGAAAGTGTATAAAGCATATTTCGATTATACCTTAAAAGACCCTGAATCTTTCAAGGTGTACAGCGAAAAATACACAAAGGATGGAGATTTCACAGTAAATTGGGAACTGGATTATGGGGCTAAAAACTCTCTCGGTGGAATGGTGAGGGAGAAGGCTACGTTTACAACTGTTGGTACTTCGATATTTATAGACGGAAGTAGTTACAGGCTTGATGAATTGAAATGATTTGAAAATTGTTTTAGCAATATTTTAGCAATAACAACTAAAGAACATGATTGGAATCCGGGAAGAGTTAAAAAACAACATAAGCCGGGGATTATGCCCGGCTTTAACATGAAAATCTCCTTTGTTTCAACATTGTTTCAACATCAAACGAAAACGAAAAATATAAATAGGTGACAAACAGCAGATTAAGAAGTAGAAAAAATTAGCCAGATGAGCTAATACCCCGAGAAATAATAACGATGCAAAGATACATAGAAAATCAATAATACAAAGCTTTTGGGAAAGTTTTTTTTCATGTGAACAAAAAATTTATTTGCCACTTTTACTCCAAAGAGTTACTTTTGCGTGAAATTGTTAACCAATAGCTGACCAAGTTTAATAGCATAACAAACGGATAACCCCGATTTGTGACAAGTCGGAGCTATCTAAATCATAAGTTAAAAGTTATTATGAAAAATCATTGTTGTATCAATACTATACCCCATCGGCATAATAACAGTCACAATAGTTACACGAACACCAAAGGGATCCCCACAGAAAGCTTCATTGGGAATACGGTGTATTTAGCTATGAGTGCGTCCGTAATGGTTGCATGATAAATTCCTCTTTAGCAAGAGGATAGGTCAGGGTTCAAGTGATCTACTTCCACCCAAATAAGC